TTGTTTTATGATGGTACAAATTTTAGCACAGCACCTAGTGTAGCAACAGCTAGAACAAATGCGGCTGGAGCTGGAGGGACACCTAGCGCGACTTTATTTTCAGGTGGATCTACTCCTTCAGCTTACATTACAAACACAGAAGAATTTACACAATCAATCAATACAATCACTGCAGCAGCATGGGCTAGTGGCGGAAATCTTGGTACAGGAAGATATGGAGCAGGTGCAGGTGGACAAACACATAGCGATAATTTTATATTTGCTGGATTAAGTGGAGGTCCTGCTATGAATGACACCGAAGAATACAATGGAGCAAGTTGGACTGCTGGTGGAAACTACCCTACTGGGACTTATTATGCAGAAGGATTTGGAACACAGACAGCTGGTTTGGGTGCTGGTGGATTCCCTAATCTTACAACCTCTTGTGAGTATGATGGTTCTTCTTGGACTGCTGGAAACTCTATGAATACAGGAAGATATTCTGGAGCAGGTTGTGGAATTCAAACAAGTTCATTATTTATAGGTGGTTTTATAACATCAGGAGCAGGAAGAGTAGCCAATGTAGAATCATACAATGGAACATCTTGGTCTGAAGGTCCAGATTTAGGGTCAGTTTCTTATCAAGCAAGTGCAAGTGGTAACTATTCAACAGCAATGAGATTTGGAGGAACAAATGGTCCAGGATCTCCATTTATTCCTGTCGGATCTAAAACAAGTGAAGAATGGGATGGATCTTCTTGGACAGCGGGTCCAACAATGTTACTTGAATCTTATGCAGGAGGATCTTCTCTTACTTCTTCTACTGATGCTATAATTTTTGGTGGGTTTACTAGCGCATCACCTGATGCTTCAGGTGATACTTTAACTCAAGGATGGGATGGAACAGCTTTTTCTACTAGACCCAGTCAAGCTACAATACACTTTAAATACAAAGGATCTGGATCAGGAACTGCTGCATTATCTGCGGGTGGAAGAAATACACCAAGTACATTTAGCAATTCAACAGAAGAATTTACTGGTGAAACATCAGTGGTTACAGCTTCAACATTGACATCTAGTTAATAAAGTATATATTAACTAACGAAAGGATTATTATGACAGAAAAAAGAAATATACATGCACTTATAGAAAAAGAAGCACCAAGCTTAAATAATTTATTAGATCCAGAAGACGTCAAAGAGT